GATGATGGGTGCAGGTCAAGATCTGATTCCTGCAGAGGCACAAGGTGGTGGTGGATATGCTACGTATACAAATATAGAAGGGTCTACGAGCACAACCAACAACCAAGGTATTGTTACTGGAGACCCTAGACCCTTCGATAGACTTGTTAGTGGATACTAGTCTTCGTTTGCCAACTTAGCAAAGTAAGACATTGTATCATCATCATCCGTAGATGAGACCACCTCTTCTTTAGTGATAGGTGGAACAGTTTCGTAAGTAGGTGTAGGTGCAGGTTCATTCATCTGCATTTCCTCTTTCATAGTAGGAGCACCCATACTTGCTTCTTCACCAAGAACACGCATCAACTTTGCTTTGAGTTCATCGTATGATTTGTAGTTCTTCGGATCAGTGAACTCCGAGATATCGTGAAGTTGATTTACTAGTGGTTCTAGTTTGGAATCTTCCCCACCATAAAGTTCAGACGGACTTGCAAACTCTGATTTATCATAGTTGCGATATCCCTCAACGTTACGGATCTTCAATTTGAAGTCAGCACCACCCCACATATCAAATGGGTTTACTGGTGTTTCGTCTGCAAACTCTGGTTGCATTGCATCCATGATTTTATCATAGATCTTTTTACCAAACTTATACAGCATGACTTTACCTTCATTAGAAGGATTGCCAGGATCTTGAAGTACAAGAACGTTTGTTACGTAGTGTAATCTACGCTTCTGTCTACGTGCAGTTTCTTTATCTGCATCGATACCAGAATTCCATAGACGTGAGTTCAACTCACCAACTGGATCTTGTTGACCAATTGATGTTAGTGAGTTTTCGATATACCACTGACCAGTAGGTCCTTTGAACCCATGATCCCAATAACGAACCCAAGGGATTTCATCCGAGTTCTTCGCAGGAAGAAAGCGTAACACTGCATAACCATTCCCTGCCTTATCGACAGTTGGTTTCCAGATACGGTCATCACCGTATGATTTCTTTTCTGAGGTTCCCTCGTTTGCTTCTGCCGCTTGGAGAAGTTTTGAGATTTGATCGCGGTTGCGTTTTAGATTTTCTAATGACATCGTATTGTCCTTATTGCTGAATTGTTTACTGAATTATTATAACACATATTTACTGTAATGTCTAGTATTTATCATTCAAAAAATGCTGAGTCTATTGTGCTTACCTTTGGTAGAAAGTTCAAAGCAGTTGCTTCTGCCTCTAACTTACCTTTGATAATTGGGGAAACAAACTTGTGAACATCCTCTGGTTCTATATTGTTATCTTCACAAAGCAGAAGGATTGCTTCCATATACCCAATATCTTTATCATAAACTGTTTCTTCTACTAGACTTGAAAAAGTCTTCTTGGTTAGAAATTGTTCTTCTACAGTTGACATTATTATCCTTCCTATAATCTCTCTAATACCATGAAGTATGAATGATATACTCTGGCATGTTTCTGTTTTCTTTTCTTCTCTCCCTGTTTATCAGGGATAGACATTCTATGCTTCGCACCAAGTATAAAAAGATCCTTCAACCTAAACCAAGGTTGCATCCAGTTACTAACGTTGATGTGAGTTGAGTGCATCCTATGGTTATGGATAATGTCCTGACATTTGAAAACCATGATGCCCTTCTTGTTTAAAACTCTTGCACACTCTTTTAGTGTGTCTTTGTAATGTTCTTCCAATTCGTTGTATGCCCAGTAACCACCGAAACGTTTTGCCATTACCATATTGCCATTGCCATTCCTACCGCTTTTGACATAGGTAAGAAATGGTGGATCAAATACAACAGAAGATAAAGAACCATCCTCGACTGGTAGGTCAACACTGCTTGCTTGCACTGTGTCTTCGGTCTGAGGATCTATATCGAATTTCATTTTTGGTTGTGGCAAATTTTTATAGAAACCACCATTCGCATATGTTATGTCGGCATCGAAAGAATCGATGCCGTTTAGTTCCATAATATTTTCCATTATAGTATGTTGATCATACTCTAGTGATCTAATCAAGTGAACTCCTCTTGTCCAGTGTAGACTGTTCCTATATCATTATAGAAAACTCCGTGGGATCTCTTTGCCATCCCTTCTGCATCATGGGCAGGTGCAACACACCGCCACTTGATTCGATGCTCACCCATCTCACCATAGAAATCGTCAACATAGTCACCACTTCGTAAGTAGGTCTCTAGGTTTCGGATGTATGCTTGATGGTTTGCAACACGTGCTTCCGCACCTTTTTCTTTCTTTCGTAAAGACTGACGTGCAGATGATAACAACTCTTTCTGAGTTTTGATCCAACCTTGAACCTTTCGAAAGTAGAACGGATCATCTTCACCTCGTTCAAGAACAGACGGAGCAATGTTTTTATACTGAGGTGGATTCTCTTTCAGTCTTTTCTCACGTGCCTTGGCAAGTCGTTCACTTGCCGCTTGTCGTTGTTCTGGTGTCATTTTACGTTTTGCCATAAATGTAATTCCTCTCTAATCACATAACCAAGAAAGTTGCATTTCAACTTCCTCTTCGAATTTTGCCTTGCGTTCTTTCCACTTCTTAGTGATGCTTTCCAAGGCAGTGTAAAACATCGGTGTTCCATCGAGACCATCGAGTTGCTCTAGGTCTTCTACAATTTCAATTACGTCCATTACGAATCTCCTCACAAATTAATAATACCACAAAACGAAATGAATGTCAAGAGGTAAGTACATACCCCTTGTTCCATTTACCGACATTGATGTCATTATACCAAGCAACGTCAAAGTAATCAGTCATGATGTCTGACTTGTTGTACCAACCAGTACCTTTACCTGACATTGCCTCAATCAATTCTTTGAAGAAGTTTGCGATCTTGGTCTCACCAATATCGTTCATCCACCTTTCAACCCAGTAGACATTGACTTGCATGTTGTCGCCTACGTCATGGGCAGGTACGTCTCGCATCCTTGCATATTCGTCATTGTGCTTTTGGAAAGCACTCATGAAGTCCAACTCACCAGAAGCAATATTGACAACTAAACTAGAATGATGTCGAACTGCGATAGAACCTTTCACACCATACTTTTTAAGAACTGCCTTGATCCCTGTTGATAACTCTTTCTTCTTTTCTTGACTCATATATGCCATAATGTAAAATCCTCTCTTATTACAAAATCAGTATGGCATAAAAACAAATCAATGTCAACCCCAATATGAAGTTTTTTTTATTTTATTTGAATTTTTATTATTGTGTGGTATTTTTATCACACCGCAAATGACTCTCCACATCCACAAGATGCCTTTGCGTTTGGATTTACTACCTGTAAATAAGAACCACCAAGTTCTTCGACATAGTCAACAGTACAACCAAATACAAACATTTCTGCTAACGGATCTAACCAGAGATTAGCAACCGTAGGTTTTGCATCTGTTACACCCCACTCGTATTGGAACCCCGAACAACCACCGCCCTTGACAGTCAGTGATACGTTTGGATCTCCTACTTTAGCGAGATACTCTTTTGCTCTTTCTGTGACTTCTATCATACATCTATTTATTCGTTTTTGTATCCCCGAAAATAAAAATATGCATCGTCCATCCGAGTTCCTTTGATATCTTTCAATGCATCGTCTAGGACTTTTTTCTCCATATCTTTATATTCCATATCAGTAGGAATTTTTGTCCCAATACGATCATTAGCAATGCCTCGTGCTAACTCTTGCACCTGTTCTAGTAAATGCTTACAGGCATCATGATCATAATCTTCACGTGCCATACCAGAGAATTGATTTCTTACTCGGTGCGCTTTGACTGCGAGGTCATGCATTGAATTAATTCTTTCAATCAGTTGTTCAATAGAATGGTTCATCTTCTCATACGTGCGATTGCTTTCGCATCCCTATCATTGGTTACTGGTACTGCATTGCTCTTGTGCATTGTAGCAATACCCTTGATGAGGTCACCAGTATATTTCTGTGCCTCTTTCTTAGAACCATTACTACAAATGACATCACTGGTTGGCACAGTCTCTTTGCATTTGTATTCTGGTATCTCAGATCTCCACGTGGATTTCTTACCAGTCACTCCCATCTTTTTTAGGAATGCCTCGTGTTCATCCTGTGCTTTCTTCCACCCTGCTTTTCTTTTCACCTTAGATCTTCCATGGACTTGTACCCCACGGATCATATGCATACTCATTTCTTTCCTCTCTTTTTTAGTTTAAATAAATAAATGTGCTTACCAGTAGTCTCTACATATTTTGCTTCTCCAGACTCTAAAGCATCCCTCACTTTCTGAGCATAAGGTTTCAACTTCTTTACTCCATACTTATCTGTGTAATAAGTCCGAATAGTTTTATCGTGATAATGTTTTCCGTTGAAGTCTATGACTCGACCATTGGCAGTCATACCATGATACTCGAAATTGGTTGCTTGATAAATTGTCCCAGTGTGGTTGTAATTTGAATCAGCATAAGAGACAACAACTTTGTAGTCGGTATTCTTTTTCAACCAACGCAAAGTCTGTCCGATAAAATAACTTTCTGTATTCTTGGGTGTATCGTCAATACAGCAAAGTCTTCGAAGTTCAACAACATCACTTTCGACTTCACCGTATTTCTTCCAGACACTTGCCATGGCAAGACCACCATAGATCATTGCACCAATCAAAGTATCTCCGAATGGATTCTCATCGTCTTCTTTGTACAACCCAAAGACATGGGTAATACGTAAACCATTTACGTTTTCAGAGTAGTGCCACTGTTCGATAAATGGTCTGACCTCTTGGATAGTCGCAGGTCTAACGATGTAATCCTTCACACTCATATTCTGAGTTTACCATAATTTTAAATCAATGTCAAGTTTTATATTCGATATTGTTCCATGTCAAATGCAGATCCAGTCAGAGTATTATAGTTTGCTTCAAAGTTTGACCAGACCAATGCTTCGGGTGCATCGTAAAGCATATCACAATCTTTACAATAATCGATAGAATCGAAGTCATGCATTTCGTGTGCTTTTCTCAATTTATTATAATCATCACCATACCAGACTTCTTCAATGGTTTGGTGGGACAAGTGACCAAGAACTGCTTTACTATCTTGACCCAGAACCATACAGCAAGGAACAACAGCACCTTGCAGATCTCCTACACCACCTGCCCTCACAATGAGATCTGGAGAAAATGGTCTACCACAACTTCTTTTTCTTTTACCCATTCTCCAATCAAACCCAAGTTGACCAGACCAGTTGTGCATTTTCCAGATCGATGCTTTTACCTTTGGCACGTGATCAATCCAGTTGGTAATGTATTCGTTCACCTCATAATCTATATTGTCATTATCAAGAATTAAATGATATGACCCAATGTCAGCACCATACCCAATAGCATCATTAGCATTATCCATAACTTCGTAAAAAGCATTCTTACTCATTTCCTTTTCATATAATTCTGGATTGTATCCAGTTACTGAGAACCGAGCAAAATGCATTCCTGCATCTACAGTCCTCTTCATCAAATCATCTTTGAACCAAAAACCATTTGTAATAAATGACATCTTGAAACCACGATCAGTTCCTGCCTTGACAAAGTCTGGCAGTTT